ATTTAGTTTAATAATAATTTTGAACGCCTAATAAACACTTACTTACACAGGGGAGTAGTGAAAAGATGTTTAAGTGTGCGGACGGTGGAGTTGGGCGCGGTCTCCGAACCACGAGGTGTAACATGGGTTACACTACGAAGTTCACGTCCTTTTATATTACTGATTACGCTAACTTTTGAAGTCTGAGGATAGAGAGAGAATTTTGAGAGAAAGGTTCTGTCACAGTCAGCATAATTGATAGTGGGGATGCTTTGGTAACAGCCAACCTTCGCGCACTCGTCAGAAATCTTCTTCTTGATTAACTTGAAGAATTCTGATCCGCGATGGTAGGCAAACTTCAAGCATTCATGATTTTGTTCCAGGAGTTGGTTGTGGTCATGGTTTTTCTTGAGCCAATTTGGCAGTTCAGTAATCGTAGTGATGTCGATCGGTGCCAATTGGTATCGGGGTAGTTTCGGATGGGGACGGAACCCTCTCTTCAAGAATGTAAGAGAAGAGAGCGGCTCTATACCGGTGCCAACTATTTCTTTTTTATCGGCTGTGGTACAGATTATTCCATGGGAAAGCATCAGATTGGAAATGGAAGATTGATTAAACCAAGATTGAACCTCCAGAGCGATGGAGAGAATATTATCGTCGCCGTATATAAACGATCGGACGAATTCGTCGTATTTGGTAATCAAATCAGGGGGGGCAAGGGAACGCCAGGCGTATCGGAGGTATAATTCACCAACAACTGTGTTGGAGATCGTAGTCATAAAAAATCCAGAGGGGTTTCCTTTATGTTTTTGGTAGACAGAGTTAATTGAACCCATATTGCAATGAATAATTTCTTCAAATACAACACGTCGTACACGCATATCCTCAGGGGTGTTTGTTCCGTGGAATGTATACCATGCATTAACTACATCTATTACTCCTTCCATAAGCTCAGCTGGGATTGAACCATCGTAATTAGAATAATCACAGGCACAACCAGAATCAGAGATTGAATTTAATCGTTCCCAGAGGCTAGTCCAGTCAGGTCCATCAGCATCAATTCCTACTGCACAAAAGTTAGATGTTGGTTTACTTTCGAGTGCAGCAATAAAGTCCATGAAATACATTCGTCCCATTAAGGTTGATGTTAGAGCACCTAATAGGAATGTTCGAGTAGATCCTTTTAGAATTTTTGCGAGGGGGAGGAGTTCAGTTTTAAGACATGCAAGCCATATTTCCTGTCTGACTATGCCGTCTTTTGCCTTTGTTAATTTATCTTCAAGATCATCAAAAAGCATTTGAATTGCCACATAATGTGGATTCTGTTCAGTACCGGTGTTTTTGAAGAGATATTTCTTCCCAGAAGCGTTGTTTGGTCGTGTTAACACGAAAGGATGCCCTGGGGATGTTGACATATCAATCCTCTCATAGTGTTTAAACGAGACGTCACCATTTATAGCGACTTCCAGGGTTACTGGTCTCGGATTATCCCTCAAGGGGGGGTAAGTCTTAATAACAACCTGAGAAAGATCTTCGATGGCAAGTTTGAGGATCTTAGGATTGAATGTTTTCTTTGGTTTGCAGTATTTTAGGAGAGAGGTCTGCATTGGATGTACCTCTGGTGTTGGATTTCTCTTGTCCCTCTGTGATAAAATGGAAGGTTGTTTTACACTGGGAAAGACTCCATGGATGGGTGATTTTATGAAATCAGATTTAATTGGGGGGTGAATAGCCTTAATGAGAGATCCAACAGGTGTTACATGACCCTGGAGGTGAATAAGGGGTTCATGTGCCTGGAAAGCGCCAATATGTGGATTATCTTCTTCTGCTGCACTGATTACACAGTCAAAAGAGCTGGC